AACAGTACATCACAACAAACAAGCTATTGGGCATGATTGCCCATCTAGGTTTCAAGACAATGAGTGTCGTGATTGCCGTGCTTGTTGGAACAAGGAGGTCAAGAATGTCAGCTACCACAAACACTAGAAAGGAAAAGCATGAGTGATTTAAGATGGGAACATTACGCAGAACAAAAGAGAGAAGAAATGCTTGATGAGATATATGAAAGTCTACCTAGAATACATGCAAACAGAGGTAACTTAGAATTAAAATCTGTTATAAACTATGTAGACGCAAACTATGATGATTGGGAAAGGTTTATGAATAAAGAAGATATAACAGAGGTTATACAAGAATACATGGCTAATCTTACAAGTAAGTTCAACTAATTTGACATAAGAACTTAATTAGTATATTATATACTTATATTAACCATTTACGAAAGGATAAACAAATGGCTAAAAAAACAACATTAAACCAAACTACGAGCAGACCTATATTGTATACGTATGCTCAAGAACAAATAGCCAAGACACCTAGCAAGTGGCTTGAGCCAAAGCAAAAAGCAATCCAAGAGGTCAAGGATATTATTCCAGAAATCAAAAAGATTGTAACTAAAATAGTTGGCAATGCTACACCTCAAGCAGACCTAGATGTATTATCAAAGTATGACGCAACAGAAGAAGAGTCATGCTTTTGGTTTACTGATAGAGATGATATAGCTGATGATAATTACAATGCTAGGCGTGATGAGCGTTCTATCTATACAAACTTTGCTTGTAGTGGCTATGGTAATTATTATCATTATGGCTCATCAAAGCGTGAGATAGGTAGTTTATCAAGAGACGATTTGATTGCTATGTACTACGAAGATATGGTGGCTAATGGTATTGATGTAATCAAATACAAGTACGTTGATGATAACGAAAAAGATTACAATGGTAAACGCATGACTACATATCATACAGAAATACGAGAGATAAAAGATAAGATAGACGCATATCAAAAAAAGTTTTTTGAGGACAATGATATGGCTATGTCTTTTATTGTTCCAAAGAGTAGACACTCATGTCATCAACGAGCTAGACTTGTTACATCAGATGAGTTGGCTGTGTTTGAGACATACCTATCTGCATTAGAACGAGTACGTCTCAAGTGGCATAAGCATTACGAGGAGATGAAAGAAAAGTTCAAGGCATATGCAGAGCTTATTCGTTCTTCCAAGACACTTGAGGCAGTAGAAGAAATATGGTCTGAGGCTTCTAATGTACGACATAAGATTGCAGGTACAGGTACAGCTTTGGCTTTATCATCTATATCTCAAAGTGTTATTCAACAAGACATGGAAGCAAGAAAACTTGCCGATACTGTTGCTGTTGTTGTAACACCTAAAGAAAGTGTAGGTGTATAATGGTCTGGTCTCAAGAATTTGATACTAGCAATCACGAAAACTATCAGTATCTTTATAAAAGTGCCGACCACCCAAAACATATTGACTTCACTATTGATGAGGTCATTATGATGTCTCATGATGCAGGAACTGCAGGAACACATTGGGCTCTTTCAATAGAAAAAGATGTGGGTAATGGCAGGACTAGGCGATACTATGGCATAGGTGTTCATATTCGTGATTGGCTACGATTGTTTCACCGAGAACTGACTAGAGTACAAAGTGGGCAACCTCTTACCAGATATACTGCTGTAAGAGCCAGAGAGCATTATTGGGTAGAGCCAGATATGTGCCTACCTGCTATTGATTCTTCTGACTTTGAAGCTACAACGTCAGCTAATAAAAACAAGATGGTGGCTTGACATAAACCACTTGATAGTATATTATATACTTTCATATACATCTCCAATGGGGGTAGGCTTATCACTACCCCCTTTAAGTTTACGTAAGGGGAGGGGTCTGTAGACGTACAGAATGATTGCAAAGAAAAGACAATCCCGTTGCACCCCTTACGTAAACTTAAAAGTTTCAGTAAAGAAGCGTCATAATTAGGCTATTGCATCGATGATAACGTGTCCTACGGGATAGACATTGACTAGCTGACCATAGCTAGCGTATGGTTATAAACTCGGGCTTTACTGATTTTACAAGTCAAGGCTGAACCTTTCACAGCCTTGACTTTTTTTTTGGTCTAGTGTATACAGACCTCATGAACTATTCACAGCAATTATTAATAATAAAAAATTTAATTCCTAATACAGATATAGACACAAGAATGGATTGCCCATTCTGTCATAATACAAATACCCTAACAATAAAAAAGAATAACGCAGATTTAATGTGGTATTGTTTTCATGCGTCCTGTTCAGCTAAAGGCAAACATCAAGCAGAAGTTACAATGCAACAGGTATACGAAACCGTAGTAACCAAAAGAAAAGAAAAGGAAAAGCCATTTGTACTACCATCTAGTTTTATATCAATACATTCAGAGCCAAAGTGTGTAGAATATCTAAAGAAAAATAATTGTATCAAAGCCAAAGAAAAAGGAAAAGTAAGTTTCATGTATGATGTAAAGCAACACAGAATAGTTTTTCTAATCAAAGAAAAGGAAAAGCTACGAGGTGCGATAGGCAGAGGGTTGAACTCTAATGTGTATCCTAAGTGGTATATCTACGGCGATAAAACGTATCCTTTTATTTGTGGAAACAAAGACAAGGCAATCCTGGTTGAAGATTGTGCTAGTGCATGTGCTGTATCGCATTTGTATTCTGGTGTTGCGTTAATGGGTACAAGTTTACCAGATACTTTTATTCCTGTTATTCGAAAAAAATACAAAGAAGTTATAGTTGCACTTGACAGAGATGCAACGACCAAGGCATTTGACATAAGCAATAAGTTAAGATATTATATACCTACAAAAGTAAAGATGCTTCAAGATGATTTGAAGTATTTTAATGAACAAGAAATAGAAAGCGTGTTACAATGACAAAAGAAAAAGAAATACTTTATGTAGAAAAGAAAAACATTTATGGCAATGAGTTAGTTTACCCTGTGTGTGAAAAATCAAAAAGATTTGCAATACTTACAGGCCAAAAAACTTTATCTGATGGTGCAATATTTCAGATTAAAAGATTAGGCTACTCTGTTATGGAATATATAAATAGAGAGCTATAATGAAACAAATGTTTTCAGACCAATTAATTATTTTGATGTCAGAATTTATTTACGACAAAATAAAAGGAAAGCCAATAACAGAAGCAAACGTAAGAAAAAGTATTAGAGCTTTTGAAAACATGTGGTTGACATCTGTTAGGGAGATAAAAAAAAATGACAAAAGAAAAGTTTGAGTGGCCAGACTATTACAACTATTCAAAACCTAAATCAAAAAAAGAAAAGAAAGTGAGGAACTGTATGAGATGTGATAAACCATTTAAAAGTCAAGGTAATCACAATCGCATTTGTTGGTGGTGTAAAGACACTGATGATTGGCGTTATGGAAACGATTATAGTATAATGTCACAATGAAAAAGACAAAGTGCTATAGAAAAATATTGAAACTAAAAAAGAAACTTGATAGAAAGGCATTAAGATTTCCTAAAACAAATCCACAATGGAGAGACAGAGTTAATTGGGATAGAGTTAGGAGTATATTAGTAAGGCGGTATGATGGAAAAGGAGTTAATTAAATTATTATTAAATAAAAACTTTTATAATAAAAATAAAAGTAAACTAGCAAAGGAGTTCTTTACAAATGGAACAGGTGCTTTGTATGAAACAATTCAAAGTGCACATGAAGACTCTGACCAGGATTTAAGTATTGGAGAAGTTTCTACTTTACATTTAGAAGTTTATAATCCTGCATTAACTAGAGCATCAAAAGAAAACTTTAGTGTTTTAATTGATGAGATAAAAAAGACAGAACTACCAAATGAAAAGATAGCACAGAATATTATTCGTGCTTTGTTCAAAAGACGTGTTGCAGAAAAAGTGGCAGTTCTTGCAAATGAAATTTACAATGGCAGTGACACAGACTTTACAGAAATCAAAAAGCAGTTAGATGTTACATTTGATGAAGTAAATGAATATCAATATGTTACAGGTAATATTACAGATTTGATTGACCAATTAAAAGACAATACTAAATGGAAATTTAATTTAGAACCACTTCGTGATAAAGTTCATGGCGTTGGTGAGGGCAATCTTGTAATTATTTTTGCACGACCAGAAGCAGGTAAGACTGCGTTTTGGGTAAATTTAGTCTCGGGAATTGACGGATTTGCGTCACAAGGTGCTAAAGTTTGTGCACTTATCAATGAAGAGCCTGCAATTCGTACACAAATGAGACTAATAAATGCACATACAGGTATGACATTTGATGAAATTAGGGCAGACAGTAAAGAAGCCAACACAAAATGGGCCGAAGTGAGACAAAATATTAAGATACTTGATACTGTTGATTGGTCTCTCGATGATGTAGACGAGTTTGTGCAAAAAGAAAATCCAGATATTTTAGTTGTAGACCAACTAGATAAAGTAAATGTAAAAGGTTCTTTTGCACGTACAGATGAAAAACTTCGTGCTATTTATACAGGTGCAAGAGAGATTGCAAAAAGAAATAACTGTTGTGTTATAGCTGTATCTCAAGCATCAGCAGATGGTCAAGGCAAGTTTGATTTGACTTTTGATATGATGGAGGGTAGTAAGACAGGTAAAGCCGCAGAAGCTGATGTCATTATTGGTGTAGGACATCGAGATAAACTAGATACAGATGAAAGGATTAGAAGTTTGGCTATAAGTAAAAATAAAATAACAGGGTGGCATGGTCAGTTAGTTTGCACCATTGTACCAGAACTATCGAGGTATGATTTATGATAACTGTATTTGATGTTGAAACAAGTTTTCAAGTAACAGAAGAAGGTAAGCTAGACCCATCGGCAAAAAATCCAAATAATTTTTTAGTATCAATTGGTATTAATGATGAGTATATATTCTTTAAACATAGAGAGTATAAAGATGTGCCAGATAGAAAAAAAGTGCAAGATATTTTAGATAAAACAAAACTTCTTGTTGGTCACAATATAAAGTTTGATTTGTTATGGCTATGGGAGGCAGGTTTTACTTACGATGGTAGAGTTTATGACACTATGATTGGCGAGTACGTTATGAATAAAGGTATTAAAAGAAGTTTAAAATTAAAAGATTGTTGTGCGTACAGAGGTGTCATACAAAAATCTGATTTAACTTCTCAGTATATAAAAGACAAAGTATCTTTTGAAAACATACCTATAAGTATTGTCGAAGAATATGGTAGATTAGATGTAAAAGCAACTAGGTCTTTGTATGAAGCACAGATGCTACAATTAAAAAAACCACAGCACAAACATTTAATTAACACATTAAAAACTATGTGTAGGTTTTTAGTTGTTCTTGCAAAGATGGAAGATAACGGCATCTATATTGATGTGAATGTTTTAGACACACTGCAACAAGAATTTGAAGATGAGCGTGCAAAACTTCGTGTAGAAATAGATGAAATCATACACACAAGAATGGGAGATACAAAAATTAATCCTGCAAGTCCAGAACAATTGTCTTGGCTAGTGTATGGTGTAAAAGTAAAAGATAAAAAGTTATGGGCTACAACTTTTAATTTAGGTCTTGATGCTCTAACAAAAAAGAAAAAGAAAAGACCAAGATTAACAGGAACACAGTTAAAAAGAATATTTGCAAAACAATTAGAACCTGTACAAAAAACAAAAGCACGTCAATGTGAAACGTGCTGTGGCAAGGGTGTTGTTAGAAAACTTAAAAAGACTGGACAGCCTTATAAAAATTTAAGTAAATGTGCAGATTGTAATGCACAAGGTTTCATGTATTCTGATTTAAAAGATACTGCAGGATTTACTGCTAGTCCAAATTCAGTTATGGATATTGCAGAAGGCGGATTTAAAACAGATAAAAATACATTAGAGAAAATGGCTAGACAAGGAGACCAGTTTTTAAAAGTATTTGTAGAAAAGATTACAAGATATAATGCATTAGAAGTATATTTAAATACTTTTATTGATGGTATAAAAAAACATACATCAGAAAAAAATTATTTATATCCTAGCTTTATGCAAACAGTTACAGCTACAGGTAGATTGTCTAGTCGTGACCCTAACTTTCAAAATCAACCGAGAGGCAACACATTTCCTATTCGTAAAGCTATTGCATCTAGATTTGATGGAGGTAGCATTATGGAAATAGATTACGCACAATTAGAATTTAGAACCGCTGTGTTTCTTGCTCAAGATAAACAAGGTATGAAAGACATTTCAAATGGCGTTGATGTGCATCAATACACTGCTGACATTATTGGTTGTTCAAGGCAGGAAGCAAAAGCACATACTTTTAAACCTTTATATGGGGGTATGTCTGGAACTGAAAATGAAAGAAAATATTACTCTGCTTTTTTAAAAAAATATCCAGATATAAAAATATGGCATGAAAAATTACAAGATGATGCTATACGAAGAAAAGTTATTACACTACCAAGTGGCAGACAGTATGCGTTTCCAAAAGCAGAAAGAATGCCATGGGGTGGTTCTAGTTTCTCTACACAGATAAAAAATTATCCTGTGCAGGGATTTGCCACGGCTGATATTGTTCCTTTAGCTTGTATTAATATACAAGAACTGTTAGAGGAAAACAATACAAAGAGCCTACTTATCAACACAGTGCATGATTCCATAGTGGCTGATGTATATCCTGGAGAGGAGGATGTCGCCGCTTCTTGCCTCGGCAGTGGTTGTTTAAAGGTTATACAGACAATGAAAGAAATGTATGATATAGACTTCAATGTTCCTCTTGATGTCGAAATCAAAGTAGGCTCTAATTGGCTAGATACTAAAGTTTACTCTTGACAAACTCTCAATATTTGCTACAGTATAGTTTAAATTTAACCATGGAGGTAAAATGGTAAATGACTTGAAAGCATTTAACTCTTTAAGTAAAGAAGAGATAATGCGAATGACAGGCCAAGATGATGGCTCGATAATTAGTTCGGGCACACTATCAAGGCTTACAATAAATAGAGCCGCTGAAGATGATGATGGTAATCAACTATCGGCGGGTGTTTATACAACCTATGATGCTTCAATAGAAGACAGGGTGTATAGTATAAAGGATAAACCTATACAGTTTAGACCTTTTATAAATGCGTATCAGTACATGCAGTACGACCCAGATAGTAATAGCTACCCTTGTTCTTCTGTTATATTTAAATCATGGAAAGACGAAGCTATTGATACTCTTGGAGGGGTTCGTTGTGGTAAAGTTATTGGTAAAGACAAAGACCAACTGACACAAGCAGAACTAGATTCTCAAAAAAATATTAAATGTTATCGTTTAGTATATGGTCTAGTTTCATTTGAGGGTACAACTTCAAAAGGAGAACCTGCTACTATTGACTCTATGCCTGTGCTATTTCGTGTAACTGGCTCTAACTTTACTCCGATAGGAGAGGCTTTAAAAAGTTTAAAAGGTAGAGAAAGTCTTATGCAAAATCACTTGTTGAATTTAAAAACAACAAGAAAAAAAGCAGGTAGTAACGTCTATTATGTTTCTCAAATCTCTGTTGATAATAAAGAAGTAGACTTTACACAGAAAGACCTAGAACACATGGATATGTTTCGTGCTCTCATTGAGGAAGAGAACGTAAGAGTATCTGAAAAATATAAAAATGCTATAAAGAATAAGGAAAGCGATGCGGCATCTGCCAAAGTAATTAATGAAATGGAAGATGACCCCGAAATGGTGTTGGCCTCATAACTTGTCTAGTATTTTAAACAGAGTACAATTATTTTTAACGGAGGCCAATAAGGCCTCTGTTCCTATTTCTAGCACTATTGCAAATGAGTTTGGGGAAGCCTGTAAACAGGCATTTATAAAACAATTTTCAGAAGAAAGAGAAAAAGAATTTAGACCTCGTATGAGTTCTATTGGCAGACCCCTTTGTCAATTACAAATGGAAAAGATGGGTGCAAAAGCAGAAACTCCTGCTTATAATTCTAAGATGAGATTTATATTAGGGGATTTAATAGAAGCGTTAGCTATAGCTATACTTAAATCATCTGGGGTTAAAATAGACAGCATGCAAGAAAAAGTAACGCATGCGTTTAAAAAGGACTCAATAAACGGCACTTATGACGTAGAGATAATGGGTAAGATATGGGATATTAAAAGTGCATCTCCATATTCTTTTCAATATAAATTTGGAGAAGACGCAGGGTATGAATCTCTTGCTAAAAACGATAGCTTTGGATATCTTGCACAAGGATACCTGTATTCAAAAGCTACAGGAAAAGACTTTGGTGGATGGATTGTTATAAATAAATCTACAGGAGAATGGTCAGTCTTAGAAACGCCAATAAATAATGAAGCAGAGTCTAATAAGATATTAGAACAAGTAGAAAAAGATTTACATACGCTTAATAGCGATGCACCATTTAAAAGATTATTTGAAGATATAGAAGAGACTTTTAATAAAAAACCTACAGGTAATAGAATATTGGGTAAAGAATGTACGTTCTGTGCGTACAAGAAAACATGTTGGGAAAATTTAGAATACTTGCCACAACAACAATCAAAAGCTATTAGCCCAAAGTATTTTTGGTATACTAAAGTTGATAACAGGAGAGAAGAATATGACGACAGTTCGAAGTAGAAAAGCAAAAGGTAGAAGATTACAGAACTGGGTTCGTGATATGCTATTAAAAATATTTTCTAACAATGGATTTTTAGATGAGAATGATATTAAATGTGCTGTAATGGGAGAGACTGGTGCTGATATAAAATTATCTAACACTGCTAAAAAAATAATACCGTATTCTTTTGAGTGTAAAAACAAAGAGACATTTAAAGGTATTTATGATATAATAGACCAAGCAAAATCAAACTCTGATAAGAAAGAAATGCCAATTGGAATAATTAAAATGAATAAACAACAGCCTTTAGCTATACTAGATGCTGAACACTTTTTAAAAATGATAGGAAAATTATGAAAGAAAATGGTGAAGATAAAGAAGCTAGGATAATGATATCTGTATACCCATCTGAAAAAGGATTTAGTTGCTCTCTTACCGAGCCTAATATGCCGCCACTAACTAGTGATTACAGTATTGCATTAACAATAGCACATGGTATGGTTAGGTTAGCTTTAGATAATCCAGATTTAATATTTGACGCAGGGGTTGAGTCTCTGTCTAATCCACAACAAGATTTAGTTGCAGATTTAGTTGAAATGTTAGAAGAACGCAAAAAGAGGTTACATTGACAAAAACAAAAATAAAAGAAAATAAAAGTGATAATATAAAAGAATTACGAAAAAGTGATTTTTCTATAACTAAATTTGAAAAAGACTTATCGTATGGAAAAAAACATGAAAAGATGGTAATGAAATCTCTTGAAAAGTATGAATTAAAAACAGATAGAATGGCACATAAAACAGGTAATGTTTATGTAGAGTTCCAATCAAGAGGTAAAGATAGTGGCATACGTACAAGTAAATCTAATACATGGATATTTAAAATTGTAAGTGCAAAAGATACGCACTTATTTTCTGTGCACATACCTCTATCAAGATTAAAAAGATTAGTCAGCAAAGACTATAGAGTTGTGCCAGGAGGGGATAACTTAACATCAAAAGGATATTTAGTTCCAATAAAGGATTTAGTTACA